GAAAACGTCAAGCATGCACAGCGAGCCATTACCCAGTTTGGTACGCCGGAACTCAAGGCAGCGTTGGACACAACGAAGATGGGAAACCATCCCGAGCTGGTTCGGGTGTTCGCACGCATTGGTAAAGCAATGGCTGAAGACACGTTTGTATCGGGCAGCAAGCCGAGCAATGCGAACAAATCTGCGGCTGAAATCTTGTACGGCAAATCTTGAATAGGAGCCTCACATGGCAACTCTGAGCGTAAAAAGCCCGACCCTGTTGGACGTGGCGAAATCGATGGACCCGGACGGCAAAACCGCAACAGTGGTTGAGCTGCTGAACCAAACCAATGAAATCCTCACGGATATGCCGTGGTTCGAGGGCAACCTGGCAACCGGCCACCGCACTACCGTGCGTACTGGCTTGCCGACAGCCACATGGCGCCAGTTGTATCAAGGCGTCGATCCTTCCAAGTCCACCCGCGCACAAGTCGATGACACCTGCGGCCTGCTCGAAGCCCGCAGCGAAATCGACGTTGATGTCGCCAACCTGAACGGGAACACAGCGGAGTTCCGTCTTTCTGAAGGGCAGGCGTTCCTCGAAGCCATGAACGAAGCGATGGCATCGACGCTGTTCTATGGTGATGTAGCGACCAATCCAGAACGCTTTACCGGTCTGTCTGCGCGTTACAACAGTTCGTCAGCCGGCAACGGCACCAACGTGATGAAGGCCGGCGGCGCTGGCTCCGATAACACATCGGTGTGGCTGATCGTCTGGGGTCAGAACACGGCGCACGGCATCTTCCCGAAGGGATCGATGGCCGGCTTGTCGCATCAGGATCTCGGCGAAATTGACGCATTCGACGCCAACAACAAGCGCTTCCGCGCTGTGGCCGATCTGTGGAAGTGGAAGCCGGGCCTGTCGTTGCGTGACTGGCGCTATGCGGTCCGCATCTGCAACATCGACATTTCGGACCTGCAGGGCCAGACCGGGACACAAGCCACGTCCGCCTCAACCAACATCATCAAACAGATGATCGTCGCCAAGCACAAGATTCCGTCGCTTGGCATGGGCAAGGCCGTGTTCTATGCCAATCGCACCGTGCGCGCCTATCTCGACGTGATGGCATTGGAGAAATCCAACACCGCGCTGTCGATCCGCGAAGCTGCTGGCCAGTTCGAGACGTCCTTCCTGGGCATCCCGATCCGCACTTGCGATCAGCTGCTCAACACTGAAACCGTTGTTTCGTAATCGGAAAGGACTACGACCATGATTCTCGACACTCTGCTTCAATTCTCGTCCGCGCAAGCGGTCACGTCCACGGGCGATACCGCGTCAACCAATGTCGTCGATGTTGGCACTACTGATGCCGGTGCCGGTGAAGAACTGTTCCTGTTCATAACCACGACTGAAGCCGTTACCTCGGCTGGCGCTGCCACCGTGCAGTTTGGTCTGCAAACGTCTACTGACAATTCCACGTTCAACGACGCGGTGCTGTCGGCGGCAATTGCCAAGGCATCGCTGACGGCCGGCGCCACGATCAAGTTGCGTCTTCCAGTCGGCCTGTCACGGTACAACCGCGTTGTCTACCGCGTTGGTACCGCCGCACTAACCGCTGGAAAGTTCTCTGCCTATATCGCCAAGGATGTGCCGGTGCAGGCGGCATACGCATCCGGCTACACCGTCTCGTAATTCGATGTGAATTTTCCCGGCATCTGATCGGTGCCGGGTTTTTACCAGGCATATGGAGTGAACATGGCAACGTACAAAGCAACGTCAAGAGGCTATATCGGTCGAGTGGTGGAGGCGGGGGAAACCTTCGAATTCGATGGGCCGAAAGGTTCATGGATGGAGTCGGTTGAGTCGACCAAATCGACCAAATCGGCCGAGCCGGAAAAGGAAGTGAAGGACGAAAAAACCAAGGACAACAAACGTGGCTGACGTCAAAACATCGGCGACGCATGGCGGCACTGCACAACAATCGCCTGCAACTTATGTTCAGCCGGTCAAGGCCGTGGTGTCGCCATATGCCGGGAGCAAGGATGTGACTGGTGGCGGTTCAATTCCCTATGCCAAGCCAGGTAAATAAAGGGGTGTTCGATGGCTTTTATAAACATGAAGTTGTCGCCAAAAGAGGCGAAAGAAGAAATGGATTGCTGCGCTCCTTCCGGTGAAGAAGGCCCTGCATACCCATACGGTCTTTCGCTGAGTCTTTCAAATGAGGTCTTAACTAAACTTGGTATGACATCGCCGCCCAGCGTAGGCAGTAAGTTGCTGCTCGCAGCCATGGTTGAAGTAACCAGCAATTCTCAGTACGAGAATCAGGAGGGCAAGGAAGCGAACGTCAGCCTGCAGATTACAGATATGGAGCTAACCGCCACTGGAAAATCGGCTGCTCAACGCTTATACGGAAAAGACTAATGGCTAGCTCGGAAGTCAAGATCTGCAACATGGCGTTGGGGCGCATCGGGCAATCGATCTTTATCGATAGTTTGACGGAGCGTTCGCAAGCGGCCAATGTCTGCAGCGTTTTTTTCGAATCCTGTCGCGATGCGGTGCTGGCTGACTTCCCGTGGAACTTCGCCACCGCGCGCGCAGTATTGGCAAATCTTGGCACGCCGCCGACTAACTGGTCGTATCGATATGCACTGCCATCTGATTGCTTGACTGCTTGGTATTTAGTGATCAACGGCTTGCGCGAGCCAAAAGCGAACGAGCGCATCCCATTCGAAGTGGCTGAAGAAAATGATGTACGGGTGCTTTACACAGACCAGCCAGAGGCCGAGCTGGTCTATACCAAGCGCGTAACCAATCCGAACCTGTTTTCTCCGCAATTCGTGATAGCTTTTTCATGGCTATTGGGATCGGAAATATCCATGCCAATGTCAGCAGCTTCTGGTCTCGGTGACAAGGCATTCAAAATGTACCAGTTCACCATCAGCCAGGCACAGGCTACCTCCTTGCGCGAAGGGCAGGCAGATCCGGAGCGGGACTGCGAATTTCTTTCGGGGCGCGATTAAATGACGAGCTTGCTGCAGCCGTCATTTACCGGTGGTGAATTATCGCCCTCGCTGCATGGCCGTGTCGATCTGGCGCGTTACCTGACCAGTCTAAAAACGTGTCGCAACTTCATCGCACAGCAGTATGGTGGCGTCACGAACCGAGCTGGCCTGCGATTTATTGGTGAGGTGGCAAACTCCAATTATTTCACTCGACTAGTGCCATTCGAGTTCTCGACCGTACAGACCTATGTGCTGGAGTTCGGGCATCAGACGCTGCGCTTCATCATGAATGGTGGCTATATCGAAAGCCCACCCGGCACCGCCTATCAAATCGCAACACCGTATTCGTCGAATGACCTGCGCGAACTATCTGATTTGGCGCTGCTGAATTGGACGCAGTCCGCCGACGTATTAACGATGGTGCATGCAGCATTCCAGCCGCGTCAGATTTCACGAACAGGGCATGCGGCCTGGACGGTTTCCAATTTTGCCAATGTGAACGGGCCTTTCCAAGACATCAACGTCGCCACTTCCAGCACTGTTTATGTCAGCGCGGCGACCGGTTCTATCACGGTCACTGCGTCTGCATCAATCTTCGATTCGAGCATGATCGGCACGCCGTTCTATATCGAGCAAAAGGATTACGGAATTCCATGGGAGGCTGGTAAGTCGGTGGGGGTGGGCGACATTCGCCGATCGGATGGAAAGTATTACCAGGCCCAGACTGCCGCGACCACGGGTAGTCTGCGCCCAACTCATGAGGCGGATGACTGGTCGGATGGCGCAGTTATCTGGCGCTTCCTGCATCCCGGTTTTGGCTTCGGCACCATCACGGCAGTGGCTTCCGGCACATCAGCCACGATGAGCGTGGTCAATCGCATCCCGGATGGCGCGGTTGGATCTGGTGGCGCGACATACAAGTGGGCAAAGTCTGCATGGGGTGGCGATCAAGGGTACCCCTCTGCAGTTGCCTATTTCCAGAATCGGCAAATATTCGGCGGCGCCAGCGCCAGACCGCAGCAGGTGGAGATGAGCCGGATTGGTAATTACACCGATTTCGGCAACAGCCAGCCATTGGTTGCAGACGATGCGATCAGCTTCCCGATCCCCGGCCGCCAAGTGAATGCTGTACGCCATATTCTGCCGCTCGACAAACTCGCCGTACTGACATCAGGGTCCGAATGGATCGTCTCGGCAGGTCAAAACGATGTGTTGGCGCCCGATACCATCGCTGTCAAGGCACAAGGGTATCGGGGTTGCTCAAAGACTCCGCCCTTGATCGTGGGAAATACGGCGCTGTATATCCAAGACAAAGGGCGAACCATCCGCGAAATGGCGTTCGATTTCGCCTCTGACACATACACTGGCCAAGACTTGACGCAACTGGCGTCGCACCTGTTTGTGGCCGGCACGATCACCGAATGGGCATATCAGCAAGTGCCGTTTCAAGTGGTGTGGTGCGTGCGTAGCGACGGTGTGCTTCTCGGACTTACCTATCTGAAGGAACAGCAGGTGGTTGGCTGGCACCGGCACGACACCGATGGCCTTTTCGAGTCGGTCGCCTGTATTTCAGAGGACGGAGAAGATGTCCTGTATTGCATCGTCAAGCGCACCATTAATGGCGTATCAAAACGCTATGTTGAGCGGATGAATACCCGTAGCTTCACAGACTCGAAAGATTGGTTTTTCGTCGATTCCGGACTGACCTATGACGGCAGGAATACCGCGTCCACCACAATCACGATCTCTACTGCGACGGACTGGACCTATCAGCAGGGCGACTTCACGCTAGAAGCGTCCGCATCGGTGTTTGCATCTGGCGATGTGGGCGATGAGGTGCATTTCACCGTCGACAATGTCACCTACCGCCTAGAAATCCTGACTTATGTGAGCGGCACCCAAGTTACCGCGCGCGCCAATCGAGACATCACAGCATCACTGCAGGGCGTGCCGACTGCAGATTGGGGACTGGCTCGCAAGACGTTGACTGGTATGGATCACCTGGAGGGTAAGACATGCAATGTCCTCGCCGATGGAAATGTGCATCCACAATTGACCGTGTCGTCAGGTTCTCTCGCCCTGCAATATGCCGCTGTTGTCGTGCATGCCGGCTTGCCAATCACCGCCGACATCGAGACGCTGTCGATTACGGTCCAAGGGCAGGAAACCGTGCTAGACAAAAAGAAGTTGATCACGGCACTACGCATGATCGTCGAACAGACTCGTGGTTTGGAGCTAGGCCCAGACGCAGATCATCTGTATGAGATCAAGCAGCGCTCCATGGAGAACTACGATCAGGCCATCGGCGCGATCGACGGCATCATGGAAAGCCCGATTCAGGCGAGCTGGAACAAGGAGGGGCGCGTCTTCATTCGGCAAAACGATCCGCTGCCGGCGACGATCCTGGCAATCATCCCGGACCTCTCGGTAGGGGGCGCCTGATGTATTCCATTGTCCAGGCAACGCAGGAGCATGTGACGAAAATGCTGCCGCAGGTGCGCACTGCAGACCGCTACGAAGTGATGGCCAGCAGCGGACGCCCGATAGAAGATGTGCTTGGCCCTGCTGTGGCAAATGCTGACATGGCATGGGCTGGCATGGTGGGCGATAAAGTCGCCTGCATCTTCGGTGTGACAGGTGCGAGTGTGCTGTCGGAAACCGGCCATCCATGGATGATTGGTACTGATCTGATAGCGCAACATGCTAAGGCATTCTTGCGTCGCAACCGGAAGATGGTCGGCGTGATGTTGGCCCGCTATCCATATCTTATGAACTATGTCGATGTGCGTAATACCAAGGCCATCGAATGGTTGAAGTGGTTGGGTTTTTCAATTCTGCCGCCGCAGCCGTATGGCATTTACCGCATGCCATTCCATCCATTTGAAATGAGAGCCGATCATGTGTGAACCCACTACCATCATGATGGGACTTGCGCTTGCCTCTGGAGCGCTGGCGGCCAAGTCGTCGATTGACCAGGCTGATTACCAGTCGAAGGTTGCCGAGAACAATGCGACTTCGGCCAAGTACGCAGCCGACGATGCACTCGCACGAGGCGCGGTCGAAGAGCAAAAGCAACGAGAACAAACCCGTGCACAGATGGGGCAGCAGCGCGCGGCACTCGCAGCCAATGGTATTGACGGGACTACTGGCACCGGTAGTCGATTGCTGACCGATTCAGCGGGATTGGGTGAATTTGATGCGCTAACTATCCGAAATAATGCGATGAAGCAGGCGTATGGCTTCAATACGCAGGCCGATAACCTGCTCGCCGAAAGCAAGGCAGTAAAGGTGGCCGGAACCAATCAGGCAATCGGCTCCATTTTGACAAGTGGAGCCAAGGCTTACGGCATCATGAACCCTGTAGGGGGCGCTGGAAAATTCAGTGGAAGCTTGGGGAATAACTATTCTGGCTGGCAACTTGATGCAGCTGGTGGAAGGGGCGAATAATGAGAGTCCCTTCGTACCAGTCCAATGCCCAAGAAATAGCTGCGCCGGTACCGCAGCAGAGCCAAAACGTCGCGCCTGCCGCATTTGGCGCACCGATTGCGCAAGGGCTTGGCAATGTGGCCGCCGTCATGCAGCAGGTGCAGGACGATGCCGATAACTTGCGGGTACAGGAAGCGTACAACCAACTGCGAGAAAAGCAGCTTGACCTGTCGCTTGGCCAGAAGGAAGGCTATGTGAACGTTAAGGGGCGCGACGTGATGATGCCGCGCGCTGATGGCAAATCGCTGTCCGACGACTATATCGAGCGTTTCACCGGGGTTGGCCGCGAGATCGAGGATGGCCTTGCGAATGACAGGCAGCGGCAAAAATTCCGGCAGAAGTTCGCCGACTCCGAGATCGACTTCCGGTCTGGACTGCAGCGGCACGAGAACGCGCAGATTAGCGAGTATTCGAAGACTGTCACCAATGCGACGGTTTCGCTCGAAACCGAAGCGGCATTGAAGACATGGAACGATCCAACCGTCATCGACAAAAGCGTCGCCAACATTACCGATGCCTTACATGCCCAAGGAATGCGGGAGGGCCTGCCGGCAGATGCACAAAGGGTGCTCATTGCCGACAAGGTGTCGAAGCTGCACGCCGGGGTGTTGGCGGCTGCACTTGAGAGCAAGAATCTGCCATACGCAGAAGACTATCTCAAGAAATA